GCGAACAGCTTTTGTTGTTCGTCCTGCATATTGACACCCATAAGGCCCACAAACAGTTGTCTTAAGGCTCGCCCGGCCAAATGTGGCGTGGCGGTTGGTGCACCACCTGGCATACCGATGACGTAGTCTACGTCAGCGGTCCCTGCAAATGGTGTCCTGCACCACTGAAGAGTGTGGTTATTGACGCTTCCAGTGTCAACCAGTTTGCTTGCTTGCCCGTCGAGCAAACTGTAGAATTCGAAACGGATGTTGCGCTGCCCGTCCGCAGAGCAACTAGAAAAGCATTGGATTTCCCAGAGTCCGATGATGATTACCTTCAAAGAATCTGGTTAGAGGCTGTTTCTAGACCAGCCGTATGCGTGCCCGATAAGCCCCCACGCATATACAAGGACATCAAAGGATTTGCGCCCCTAAAGTCCCTTCCCCTCTTTTGCGCTCCTTGTCCCGCCTTGGCTATACCGACCATCCAGACTTTCGTCCCTACGAAGGTCGGTGGCTCTGGGAATTGCTGGCGCGCTGTCTTCCCTGACCTGATCCATGATACCGTTATGACACTTCAGGAGTTCATTCAACTTTCCAACTCTTACTTGGATTACATTTGGGATAGGGACCAAGAAATCTGCCCGTACTACATCCGCATGACAAGTCAGGACGACGGTGATTTGCACTTGGAAGAGGCAATCTTCTGGTCCGAGAGGCTACAGCTTTTCATCGGTCAGTCTTCGTCTGGCCCTGAGGAGAGGTGCCTTGATGACCGCTTCATCAGGCTAGATCGGTGGCTAGTGGATTGCGATACGCCATTGGAGAGACTTGTTGGAGCGCCAGCTGCGAATTCTGTGTCAAGGCAGTTACCCGATGTCTTTGACATAGCCCTGGACCCAACAATGTTTGCGACCTCCAGGTCCCTCGCGGAGAAACTTGCTTCCTGGTATTGGCGCCATGCCGTGCATCATCCTGGCATTCACGTGCCTGAGGTGCACCCGCTCCCACCGTCTTTGGATCCTGGTCCCTTGCTCCCTCCGAGCCTCGTTGGCAGTCGGCCGACTGAGGTCCCGACCCCCATTGGGCACATATGCACGCCCTTGGAGATGTTGGCACGGCAATTGCAAGCGCTGGCCGTCAAGGGCCTTGAGCACATCAAGGAAGCATACGACGCAATAATCCTCAAGTTGAATGACTTAGGTATATTCCCGGATGCCGCTCTGCAGTTTTTGATCCTAAACTTCCGGCACTTTTGCCAGTTGTTTGGTGAACAAACTCAAGAGTGGGCTCGATATGCTTTCAACCATTTTGGCTTGGGTTTCCTCATCGGCAGTGTTCAGGATCTTTCGATTTTCCTTGCGCAGTTCGTTCGTGACATCTGCAACATGTCGTACAACGTTCTGGATTATGGCTTTCTCGGTTTGAAAATCATTTACTTCCTCACGCAGGATTTCACCGAGTGGCATGGACCGGACCACGTTTACCGACGAGCGTTGCTTGCTGGCGAGCTAAACATCCAATCCGCCGAAGTCGCTTTATTGGAAAGGCACGCCCTTGTCGCTAGACAAACTTTCCGTACGCTCCTACCCGAACGTTACATGGTCTTGGGACAACAAGCCGGCATGCTCACCGCCTCAAATCCGGCTGAGACCAACGTCGTCACCGCGGCCGCTACTAAGATTGCCGAAATCATCACCAATCTCAACGCTCTACCCACTTTGGTCTTGCCGGAGGACACCGATGTTGATGACCTCAAGCATTTTCAGTCAGCCTTCCCGGAGTATCTTGTTGACCGCGGCGTCAACTCGCAACCCCATGCGAAGTTAGCCGCTATAAGGCGAGCGTTCCGAGGCAGGGCCAACGACCACTTGGGAAGGCGTAATAGACCTGTTCGCGCTGTTGGGGCTTCCAATACTGAGATGCCGACTATAAACCGATTGGTCCATAACTGCTGGCCGAACGACAGTGGCAGAACAGACAAGCGAAAGAAGTCTCACTGGTCACCCGCCAATGCTGCCCACAGAGCTCTGACGTCGGAGCACAGGTTTCAGGACTGTGACCACGTGGACATGGACGGTGAGTGCATTAACGGCTCTGACATTTGGTCTTTCTTTTCGGCGCACGACATACACCCGCGTGAGTTCATCAAGGAAATGGCGAGGTCGGCCAGCGACACCGCGGTCATAGCATTGCATCTGCCTTTCCCTTTGTTAGACCGCCGTGTTCGCTCGTACGTGGACCATGTTACTGGTCTGCGTTACGAGGTCGAGGGCGACAAGCTTCTGGTGTACCATCTGTCAGCTGATTCTGCCGGTTACAGCCACGACTTTGAGACTGTCTACGCTTGGATGTCCAATCTACCAAACTTTTCGAACGCCCACGTTCAGATTGAGGTCCTGAGCCAGATCGGCACTGCGGTGTTGCTTGAGCTGACCATTGGTTCCGGTAGACAGGAGACTGTCCCCTCAGTTTGGTCTTGTCAGAGGGAGGAGTTCTATATCCTGCCTGAACTCCTGGCTTCTGACCTCAGATCAGGTGAGAGGCAACACTTCGTAGTACCGGCCAGAAAGTTTGAGCAGATTACCGCTTACATAGCCACTCTGAATGAAACTGACGTCACTCCCCAGAACGTCGTTTCTAAGATCAGGGGTATGTTGGCAGAGATCCGCGTAGGCGTACATACGGTTGAACCTAGATGGGCAGTTTCTTTCCCGCAGCTATTCTCACTCGTCCACCACGCCCTGTTCGCTTTCAAGTTGCACAGGGACAGTACGGAGGCTTCTGCTTCAAGACTAAAGGGGTATTACAGTAGGGTCGCTTGGAGGTCCGGGGGCTTTGCTAAAAGGTGGGTTCAGTATAGGCTGGATTTGCTCTTGTTTAGGGCCGGCGGTGAAACTCAACCTTTGGATGACTCTTGTTGGCGTTGGTTGTTCTCGAATCGCTTTGATCACAAACACACCTACAACCCTTACCAACGTGCGGGTGTTTACCGTTTGTGCAATCTCGAAGTTCGAGGGTCCGATAAGCTCAACAAAGCGGTGGAAGTTGAAAACCTTGTGAAAGCGCCTCTTGTTTTCGGGAAGGCTGCTCTTTGGATAACTGCGGTCTCTGCCCGAGCCGCCGCTTCGGCGTCTCGCGCAACTCTCCGAGGACTTTCGGTCGCGGTTCGCCGACTTCGCGGACCCGTCCGACCGGAGGATGTCCCTCTCCCGGACGACTCCGACTGGGGCGAGGCAAGCGATGATGAAAGCGTCACCGGTGATCCTGCCGTTGGCGGCGACGCCGCTGGCTCCGGGCCGGATGAAACACATGAAGATGACGGCGAGGATGGCCCCACTGTCGAGGCAGCCAACGTCCCTTTGCCTCAGAGTTTCGTCGCCACTCCGGTGGACTCTTTGCATGAAGACCCCCCAATTATCAGGGCCGGTGACCGATTCAACCCGGACGACCTTGGTTTTCGTCTTCAAAGCTTGGCTTCAACAACTTCCACGCCCTCTGCCGGCCCTGCCCCTGGATCGCCGGGTATGTCATTCAGATCTGAGACCCCCGACCGAAGCGCTTTGCCATCCCCTGTGATAGCTGCTACTGTCCCGGCTCAACAGTTTCCGGACGACAACGAGTTCGACCACTTCGTCAACCAGCGTTGTAAGTCGGGTGAATTTTTGTCCGTCCCAGAGCATGCTCTGGCTCAGCCTGACCCGAGGGTTATGGACTTCGTGGCACCAATTTCTCCTGTTTCTCAGCAACACCAGGCTGACAGAGTCTTCTCGGCAATGCTCAAAGGTAAAACAAGGTTCGTCTGGCCCAAGATCCCGGTCGTTGTGCCGTGCCCATCCAATGGCGGCGCAAGACTGCTGGAGTCGGCTTACAATTCCGACGATAGTTTTCCGGTTGTGGCCATAGGCAAGTTGGCCAAGCAGGCCCCCGTCAGAGACATAGTTGACCATCTGTGCATCGGATCCAAACCCGTGGATGCTATAGTGAACAAGATGACCAGGTTTGCGAATCATTTGACGAGCAAGCCTGGGTCTGCCAAAGCCAAGTTCCTCGCCATTGACGGTCCTCCTAGGTCTGCGAAGTCAACCATGGTCAGATTGTTTATCTCCACTTTCCTTTTGCGGGCCTTGGTTTACGTGCCTTCAAAAGAGCTGAAGAAGCAGTGGGAGAAGGATTCGACTTTCCACCAACACGCTGAAGTCTTGACTCGCCATTCCGTACCCAAGGGTCGCAACTACCAGGTCGGTATCGTTGATGAAGTTTACAATTTCAACACTCGTGAGCTGGAGTTCCACGTCCGTGCAATGCTGATAGCTGGCTGCAAGCTGATAATCCTCGTGGGCGATAAGAGTCAACGTGAGAGCACCGGGCTCAATGTCGACTCCGTGTACCTGCGGAACAGAATAGAGCTCCACACTTGCCTGGGCTTGCCTCAGGATGCCTTCGCTCTGTACAAGCGGCTAAACAACCTATCCGACATGTATTCTTCCACCGGTCCCAGAGCTAATTCAGTCTTCTTCACTGAAAGCCCTCCCCCGGCCGGTGCAGAGTTGGAATTTGGCCTCCACAAGCACGCCTCTCGGGGTGACGTGGCAACCATAGGCACTGTTCAGGGCTCCCGTGCGAGCTCTGTCGTGTTTTGGGCTGACAATTCTCTGAAGGCTGCCGCTTGGGTTCATGACAACCCTTCCAGATTGTCCGTGGCTTACACCAGACACTCGGAGATATCGGTCGTTGTCGCGGCCGGGAATGTCATCAGGGACTATGCGCTCGGACTGCCTTTGGAACGATACTACACTGTCGGCGCTCGCAGACCCGATTTGGAGCACACCCTCGCTGTTAACGTTCAAGATGATCTCATCCAGCCTCTGTTCCCTCACAAGGTCACTAGCAGAATTGCCAAACTCCGTGCCGTTTTGTCTACGCCTTTGGTGATGGAAGGGCATGCCGTCGTCTTGGCAAATGAGGAAGCGTCTGAAGAGGTCACGGGTGTTGCTCTGGAACGCCGCGTCATGAGATCCGAGCTGATGGACTTCGTTGATTCGCAGACGAACTTTGAATTGCCAGACCCCACTGACAGGGATCTCATCACCGCACATCCCAAGAGGTCGTTCAAGTTCAGGGAACCCGGGCCGCCAGTTCAACGCTCCGACGTCCGTAACGATCTGCCCAGGTCACACCTTTTGGCCGCCATTCAGGTGAATTCTTCCGGCTTTGATTCATTCAAGAATCTCGTGGATAGGCAGATTGCAACCACGAAGAGTTCAAGGTTCGGCACTGCAGACATGCAAGAGGGTCAGCGGATTTACCAGCGCTTCAGGAAGTGTTTTTACAGCCGTGAGGCCGTTGATATACTGCACTCCGAGACTGAAGTGTCTTGGTTGGCCGAAACCGAGGTCAATGCCCTCAACATGATAGCTTCGGAGCCCCTCGGGGAACCTTCCTCGCTCCTGGTCGACGCTGAGTTCAAGACGCAGACAAAGGCCAAAGCTCAACCCGCCTTTGCCGCCACGTTGCCGTACGGGCAGTCAATTTTGGCCAATAGTAAGGCGTTCGGTGCGTACTTCGCCAATGACCAACCTGGCCTGTACCAGAACGCGCAGCGATTGTTGAGGCCCAACGCAATCGTGGACTACGGAATGAGTGATGATGCACTGAGCGCGAGGTTGCAGGTTTTGGGCGTAGCTGCTGACTTGAACGGTCCGAACAATGTTCAAGCTGACGTCAGCAAACAAGATTCATCCCACACCGCCGCTTACCTTTACGCTTTTCTGCTTGTCTGTCGCGATTGTGGGCTCTCTGAGGAGAAGATACAGTTTTACTTGGCATACGTTCAACGCTATAGATTTATTTCCAGAGGCGTTGATGCCACTGCATCCACGGTATCTTTCAACTTGGGCTCTGGTGATCCTTTCACCTTGATTCGTAATGACATAATGGAAATGTGCACTATAGCCTGTCGCTATAGGGACGCAGACACCATGACCATTGTGGAGAAGGGTGACGACGTGCACGGTGTAATTCGCTCTTTAGCCCCGCATGTCCTGGCCAATTTGCCATCGATAAGGGCGACGAAGCTGACCGTTGACTTTGGGATAGTCGGTTATCATGCCGGCAGGTTCCACAATGGTAAGAGGTACCTGGTTGACCCTGTGCGCGCTTTCTTGAAACATTTCACCCGGCTGTCTGACTCCAATGTGACGAATGACATTCTCTACGGTTCCTATGTTTCCAGAGCCACGGATTATTCACCTGAGGAAGTTGACTTTTTGATGGCCGCTTGTCAACAACACTACCCTTATTACTCAGCTGACCACGTCGCTGTTATGATAAGGACGATGATCTCCTTGCGAGATCGAGTGGAGTTTGAAAAGTGGAGCGTCATGAGGATTAGGCCCTTTGTCGTCACAGTGGACTCTGCGACCGAGTGTGCAGTCAACTGCGTTCGGGCAGTGCGTCCAGGTAGAACCAAAGCTTATTACGCTCAGTTTCGTAATTTGCCCAGGGGGTATCTGGTGGCGCTCATGCAGCAAGAGGGCATCAGAGCCAAGGCCGTCGATCTGGGCGGTAGTGTTCCGCGCGGTGTTATAGCCGTTTCGCACAATCATGCCCGTGTTGAAGTTGACCTAGGGACCTTTAACACTCCTGCCAACCCTCACGCTTCACGCACCTCAGAATGTCTGCCCCTTCTGAGTCCCGCGCTTCCGACAGTGTCATGTCGATCTCTTTCCCTTGTGTCTTCCCTTTTGAAGACGTCTCTGCCAAGAAGCCTGCCCTTCTTAAGGGTTTCATGGGCCACGTGACCGTTGCCAATGTTCGGTCCTTGTTCCACACTGTGGAACTCGTATCAGTCACCGTGACTGTCGTTCAGATTGATTCTGAACCTGCTGCCGCCTCTTTCACTGGGGAAAACTTTTCTTTTGGTCTTGTTCCTCGCGGCACTTCCGTGAAAGCTTCCAACGGTTCTGCCGTTGGTTTCATTCCACATCTGGAGCTCTTTCGCACTTCGGCGATGGGCACTCAACGCTCCGTTACTTGGGGCGAGGGTGGGCTACCTTTTCCCCCAGCCCTCCAGCTAGACTTGACCTCTGCCGAGGTGAAATCTAGGTATCCTGAAGTGATTGTGGGCCCCCACAAGCTCCCAGGGAGTGCTGACGACGATGTTGTCTCTTTACGCGTAGAGTTTGTTGTTAAGTGCTCAGGTTCCGGTTTCGGAGCCCCTTTCTAAGCTGTATCTTCAGCAACGCTAACCCTTGACCGTGGTTTAAAACGGATTGTTAACCCCCC